AAAAAGTTGGTTGCGGTTTGCCTCAACTGAACGCTGTCAGCCTCGGCGCTTCGTGACGAAAGTCATCCATACCGTCCCCTTCAATAAGCCGACTGCCGGACTGCTCTGCCTGTGCGCGGATGCTATCCGCAACTTCAGCCAGTTTGTCCTCTTCACGCAACGGTGCGTCGTGGTGAGCTTCCTTCATGAACCTCTGATAGAGGTTCTCGGGCAGCTTAAACGCGAGCATCTCGTTGACCGCGATCATACCGACATATTCGCCAGTCTTGACCGAGGCATGCTCCATCCCGGGGACTTCTTCTGCCTTGACCGGCTCGTAACCGAGCTGGACGCGACGATGAATAGGGTCACGAGGGTTGGTCGTGGTAAGCCAGCACACATGATAACCGGGGATCTTCGGTAGATCAGGCAGTGCGTCATTAAAAAGTTGCGCCCGGAACATTTCCAGTCGATCGTCATCGCTAATCCCACGGTCTTCAGTGACCTGACGGTCTTCCATACCACGGGAGCGCCGAGCAACATCGGGTTCCTTCTTCAAGCGGTCATCCATACGTTCATTTTCCATGTTGGCATACTCCTTTTAGTTAGCCGAACCATTTTTGTCGTAGGCCTGATACGCCTTGAGCATTCGGTTCCGCGCGACGGGATCATCCCAAATGCCTGCCTCGATCATAGCAGCCTTTCTTTCCGGTGTCACGTATACTTCTTTGCGTGTCGAAGTAGGGGCGTGTTCACGGGTGTTTCCCTGCGGCGGAGCCTTGCGGCGCGGCGCAGATTGGCGGGTTTCGCCGCCGTCATCGCCAACGCGCGCAGCAACGCGGTTGGTCAATTCTTCCCAGTAGGCACGGCTCGTTGGGTCGTAACCCTGCGCCGTCATGGCCGCGTCGATTGCGTTGACAACAGCGCTGTCGTCGTCGGCACCACGCGGGTCGTACCACGGGTTGGCCTGCATCCATTCCTGAGCATAGCTCTGGACGCGGGGGTCGCCAGTGGGCTGGGCCTGCTGTTCGCGGGCCTGTGCCATTTGCTGCTTGCTGTGCTGCAGCTGCTGGGCGCGGGACATGGCCTCGTCGCGGATGCGCATCGCAGCCACAACGTCCTCGCCGTTACCGGCTTCGGTCGCACGAGCCATGATCTGCTCAGCCTGACGGATCTCGCCGACGGCCTGTTGCAGACGTTGGTCGATGCCTTGCTCGTTGGCGTGAAGCGTGTGCCCTTCGACCGCAGCGATGCGGCGCGCCAGTTCTGCGTTCTGGTGGCGGAGCATTTCCAACTCGCGCTGGGCGTTCTCCTTGGCGCGCTTCTGGATCTCGCGACGCTTTACACGACGCTTGCGGTTCTGAGAGGTAATCTCGTCCTCGCTGTCGTCCTCGCTTTCGGCAAGGCGCGCGTCGCTTTCGTCTTCGCCGTCATCATCATCCGCATCATCGGCGTCATCGGCCTGTGCGTCTTCGGCGGGCGGGGTACCTTCGATGATGTCGAACTCTTCGCCATCATCATTTTCGGTCAGTACATCGTTACTCATAACCGGCTCCTTTCAGCCTTATCAATTACAGGAAGGCTTTGATCGCGAGCGGATTGCCCGTGACCTTGCCAACCAAATCGAGGTCGTTGAAGATAACCACAATGGCCTCATCGCCATCGGGTGTTTTTACCGACCAACGGTCGCCGCCGTAACGCGGGATGCGGACGAAGTCGCCGACTTCGCACCACGAGCCCTCTGGCCACGGGTCCATTGTGTTGCGGTTCTTGAATGCAAGTGCGCCAACGCCAATAACTTTGGCCACCTGCGTGTTGTAATGCTCGGTCTCCCGAACATCGGAGGTCAGGATGATCCCGCCCTTTGTCTTGGCTTTGGGTGTGCGGATCTGGCACAGCACGCGGCTGCCAAACGGTTGCACGCCCGGATCGCAGGCTGGGAACGCCTCGTTGACGTTCTCGTACCCGAAATCAATCTTATTCGCAATTTCCTGCATCAGTGCTTCTTTCTTTGCAGTTAGAGGTCAAAGCCTTTTCGCTCATGCTCGGCGACCATCTCGATGATGGCCTGCTTCGCACGCTCAAGGCCTGCGTAAAGGCCGACAGCCCGACCGTAGTCGAAGGCTTCGCGGCCGGACGGTCGCTCCAGCGCTTCTTTAGCAAGCTGGGCTTGCTCTGTCTCCAAGCGCTGGAGAAACATCTCGATCCTCACGCTGGGGTCTTCGGCCCCGAGCCAGCGCCGGTGTCAGGGTTCTGACCCATAGCGAGCTTCTTGTGCAGAGGGATTGCCGTCTCAGGGACTTTTTCGCCCTTCGTGTCGGCTTGCTTGGTAGGTTCCTTTGCCATGTTTTTCTCCTTATGGCTGCGGGTTGATCCCAGTGCCGGTCGACACTGCGATTTTCTCGCCAGACAACATCTCCATTTCCGCGAGGGTCATGGCCGTCTGGTTGTCGGCTTGGTTCATTGCGGCGCGAGCCTGAAGCTCGGCTGCGGTGCGTGCATCTTCGCGATCTTCCTTCATCGCCAGCGCGGCCAAGTCTTGCTGGGCCTTGGCCTGCTCCATCTGCGCGTTGATTTCTGCAAGTTGCTGCTGCAGCATGAGCTTCTGCTGCTCGAGTTGCATCTGCTGCTGCGCCTCTGCCTGCTTCATCTGCATGTTGGCCTGATCCAGCTGCATCTGCTGCTGGGCCTTCTGACCTTCGAGCTGCATCTTCTGCGTGTCCAGCTGCATGCGCTGCTGCGCCGTCTGCATGGCCACCTGCGATGGGTCCATCGGGGGCGGCTGCTGGAACTGCTGGATCATCTGCTGCGCCTGCTCGATGATTGGCGGCAGGTCGGCGAAGATGTCACCGGCCTTTTCGCTGACGACCATCGACGCTTCGGCCAACATGCGGTCGAATGCACGTTTGTCCTCGTCGCTGTGTTCCTGCTGGCCCAACTCGTCGAAGTCTACGTCGGCCACGCTCTCGGCCAGATCCATGGTGTTCTTCATGTACCAGAGCGCGACGTGTTCCTTGAGGTGGTTGATGATGCCGGGGATGAACGTCTGTTGGAACATCGGCCCCGCGCCGAGCATCGGGTTCATCATGAAGCCGAGGTGCGTCTTGATGTGCGCGATGTGGTCCTGCTCGGGGAAGGCCACGACCGGACGGCCCAGTGCGGCCGCGACGTTCTCGTTCACGGCGTTCTGCTCCTCGGGCTCAACGGCTGGGTTGAGCAGGCTGTCGAAGTCGGGGATCTTGAGCGTGGAGAGGATGCGCTCCTCGACCTTGCGCTGGTTGTACAGCTGCGGCAGCATCTGTGCGCGCTGCGCCACTGCCTGCACCTGCGCGTAGCGCTGGGCCTCGCTGAAGATGTTCGGGTCGCTGACTGGCACAACGTCCATCGGGCCTTCAAAGTCGGCGCGCGACGCCAGCTCTTCGCCAGCCTCTTGCTCCAGCCGCTCGTCATCGAGGTACATCTCGTTGAGGCGGTGCAGCACGCGCAGCATGCGGCCCATTGCGTCGTGCAGGCGGCTGTGGATTGCGTTGAACACGACCATGCCCTGCTCGATGCGGGCCAGCGTTGTGCCGACCGGCGCGTTGGCTTGGCTGTCTGGCAGATCTTCCATGGACGTGCGGATGACGCCCTTGCCTGCCTCGACGAGGAAGCCCAGCAACTGGAACAGCGTCGGCGATGGCGGGTTGAACGGCAGCGGCATGGCAATCTTGCGCACGTCGTCCACGTTCAGGCCGCCTTCAATCTCTTCGACCTGCGTCGGCTGGATGTTCAGCGTCTGACCGCCGCGCGTCCCGCCCTTGAGCTTGAGCATCGTCGGCACGTTCTGGATGTGCGCGCTGTCGAGCAGCGCACGCAACGCGCCGGTGGCGGCAGCGCTCAGGCCGCCGACCATCTGCGGCAGGCCGATTGGGTACGCGCCGCGCCATGGGATGAACGGGAACTCGACAATCCACGTCATCTCTTCGCGCGTCTCGTCCTCTTCGTCCCAGTTGCGGTAGATGGACAGCACCTTGCCCGAGGACTTGTCGATCGTGATGATGTACGGAGAGGCGTCTTCGCCCTCCTCAATCTGCGTGATGGCGTACACCTCGTAGACGGTGCGCAGACCGTCCTCGTTGTAGCTCGTGTCGGTGCGGCCTTCGATTTTGTTGTTCGCCTGCTCGGCCAGCGAGGCCTCGGGCTCAAGGCCCGGCGGCGTCAGGTCGATGTCGCGGTACATGCCAGATTTTACACGTTGCTGGTAATCGAGCGCCGTGATGTACTGCACGTGCGTCTTGCGCTGCGCGCTGTAGAAGTTGGTCGCTGCGTACGGCAGCAGCATGTCGTCGATCATGACGGCAAGGAAGTTCGGCCGGTTGCGACGGTCGTCCCAGCCCAGCTTGAGGTACTGCGCGCCGCCGAGCGGCAGCTGGGTCAGCATCTGCTCCAGTTCGGCGCGGGCCTCTTGTGCCTGCACGGTCAGCTGCCAGTTGAGCAGGGCCGACTTGCGCTTGGCCTTGTCGACCTTCTTCTGGTCGGTGTCGCCAACGACCATGTCCTTGACGGGGCCGTTCGCGGGCCACAGTTCCTTGATTGAGCGGGCCGCGAAGTCAACGCAGGCCTCGGTCAGCATGGGGTGAACGACCTTCGACGCGCCTTGGAACTGCGCGCCGCCGGGGGCGTCGTCGCCCAGACCGGTGCGGCGGAGGCCTTCCTCGTACTGCTCGTCGCGCTTCTTGCGCGCGTCCTTGTCCTTGCTGATTAGGTCGAGGAACTGACTGGCAATCCGCGCCATGTCCGGCTCGGGCATGGTCTCGGCGAGGTTGGCGTAGAACTCGCTCTCGCCTGCGGCCGGATCTTCCTCGTCGAGCGTGACGATAGCGCCGCCGTCCTCGGTGTCCTCGACGTCAACCGCGTCGTCCTCCAGTTCAACCATCTCGCCTTCCGGCAGTTCGTCTTCTTCGACCATAGATCAATCCTTCAAATGGCGTACGGGTTCGGGACAACCTTCGGCGGCGGCCGTAGAACCTCACCGGGTTTGGCAGTCTTTAGCACAGACACAAGGTTTTTGTCGATGCAAAGCCTGATGCACTGCGTCATGGCGTCAACATAGTCGTCATGCTTGACGCTTCCGGGGCCGGTAAACGCGCAGAGTTGCGCCAACATTGGCTCGACCCATGTGCGTGGGCGGCCCGGATATTTGTCGCTCTCGGGCAGCCAGATGCGCTTGCGTGCGAAGATGTGGCTGACCATGTGCAGGCGCGCCAGCTTGTCGGCGCGGCCGGGGTTGTATGCGTACGCCTCGATGCCTTCGCGTTCGAGCATCTGGCGCAGGCTGATGCCGCTGCCCTTGTCTTCGATCAGGCAGAGGTCTGGCTTGCGGCCTGCCGTCAATGGCTTGGCGCTGCCGAACATGGGCTTGATCAGCGCCGTGTCCTGATCGTCGCCGTAGCTGACGTTCAGCTCCTTCTTCACGCGCTTGATGAGGTCGGGCATGCCCATCTGCTCCGACCAGCAGTCGAGCAGGATCAGGTGGCTGTTGCCTTCCTTGTCGTGGAAGCTGCCCATCACGACGCAGGCCGTGCTGTCCGCGTCGCCCTTCTTCTTGTCGTACGTCGCCTCGGTGAAGGCCGTGTCGAGGGACAGGATGATGTAGTCCAGCGGCGGCAGCACGCGCTTGGCAGGCCAGAGCCTGAAGTCGCTGCGCTTGACGATGCCGCTCTCTTCGGGGTCAATCAGCTCGCCGTACAGTTCCTGTCGGCCGATTGTCGTGCCTTCGTATTGCTCCAGCTGCTTGAAGAAGCTGTCGGGCAGGTTGGCCTTGTTGTCGAAGGTCGAGCCCCGCACGATGATGCGTCCCGGCTGAGGCGTGCTGAGCTTGCGGATTAGTTCCTTTGGCTTTGGCGTTGTCGTCCACAGTACCTGCGGCGCGACGCCCAGACGCAGGCCCATCATGGC